ACAACCTACAGGAGGGTTTCGATCCGTACCGTCCCGGTGCAGGGGATCGCCAGGCATATCTTTAGCCGCCTGGGTTTTACGAAACGGGCAAAAGTGGCCTTGCCTTTCACCCTTGTACCTCCGCCAACTTTGGCCGCGTTCGCGTCTCTGCAATGATTTTGTAGCCCTTCGCGTTGGCCTGTGCTTTGGTGATGCGTACCACCTTACCGCGCTTCAACACCCATACTTTGAAGTGGGAGGTGTCCACACCCCGGAATGTGTAATGGTGTATGCCCAAGTTTTTACCGTCCGTTCCTGCATCGTTGTTTTCGTGCCATTCAAGGTTCTCATCCTGTTCCACCCACACATCGCCGGAGCCTTTCAAGCCGTGTTGGGTGTCGATCTCGCGCGCTATGGCCGGGTCGTCCACCCAGGCGGCGGTCTTGTCGCCAAAAGTCAGCTTCCCTTTGCCTGTGGTGATACCTCTCTCTTTCGCGCCTTCGGTTCTCGGAACGACGATGTAGCGTTTCTTTTTCACAAATTCTCCAGTCTTACTTTCGGGTACTGCGTCAGAGAGCCGCCGACTGTTGCGTCAAGGATAGGGATAGGGCATTTCGCCGCGAGGAGGTCGTGCGCCATCTGGATATTTGTATTGTTTCTCTCCGCATAGGTTGCGTCCCATGCCTTGTAATAGTCCTCTGCGAAATGATCTTCGGGCGGGGTCGTGAATTTGCCATCACAACCAACCAGGACAATTTCGTTATATCCAAGTTCCACTGCCCATATCGCCATTGTCAGGATCGAGTTCAAGCCTGTGCAGATGGAATGCCACGCGCCCGTTCGTGCGTAGTGGTGTTCGCAGCGCGGGATGTAGCGCACGTTTTCAAAGTCGCCTATCCCGGAATGGATGTATTCGTAATTACCGTCGCCGGGGTCTGCGCCTGCAAAAAAAGCATCCCACAAAAGACATTGCTCACCGTTGGTAACGTGCCGTAGTATTTCGCCTTTCCAGTCATCCGGGTCAAAGGCAGAGTAATCCACTTTCACGTAGTAAGTTAACTGGAATGGCAATTTCAGTTTATTGATTTTGTTGACGCCCATTACATCCTTGCCAATCAACAAATCCAGGTTTGTGTTTTTCAAACTTGCGCCGTTTCCTAGCAGGAAAATCCTAGAGGGCATCTTTCAATTCCATTCGCGGCCATAGTTCCAGCAGTCCGCCGCGGGTGGCGTTCAAAACTTTCACATTCAAATGCTTGCGCCTGATGTAATTCAATGCCTGGACGTGTCCAAAGAATGCGTTACGTGACGCGTAGAATGGCGACTGTTCCCAGCCGTGCTCATAGGCAGGCGAGAAGTGGCTGCGGTTGCGGGTCTTGTATTCCAGGTCACAGCCCATCAATACCAGTTCATCGAAGCCGTTCAGTACAGCAATCTGCATCGCCACATTCACTGAGCCGCCAAAGGTGCAGGGCTGCGGCAAGTGCCACTCGTCGGGAAGTTCAGCCGAATCGAAGTCGAGCAGGTGGTGGTGACAGTCTTTGATGAACTTCACATTAGGGCCACTTGTTATCCCTTTTTGAAAATACTCTCCGATGTAGCACTCAATTCCTAAATCAATGTTCTCTTGAATGTAAGGAATATCAGGCGCTAAACTCTCGGGATGAATGTACGCGGTCGGCCTCCATTTTGTTTCTGGATAGATCAGGCCAATTCTGTTACACGCGAAGGACGGCTGGCCCATGATCGGGTCAAGGTCAGACGCTTTCAGGCTTTTACCGTTGCCGATAATGAAACAGCGCATCCATACGCTTTCTACCGCTATGCGGCATTTCATAAATGGGAGGGGCTTTCACCCCTCCCAAGTCTAAGTATTGATCGTTATGCGTAAGCGGCAGTAGCGCCAACATAGATGAATGACAGCCAGGCTGTCCCATCCCAAACCACTTTGCAGGCCGCGCCGATTATGCGCGAGGTCGTGGTAAAGGTGATGGAGTCAGCGGTGGCATCGTTCTGGACAACGATATTGTCAGCCGAGCCGCCTGATGCTACGGCAAAGCCGTAGGCAGAGAGGCCGTAGAATGTAACGTTGAACCCGATCGGCAGGTTGGTCACAGCCGGAAGGGTGAAAGTCACAGACGCTGTAGCGCCGCGGTTCGTGAAGATCACGCCGCTTTCTGAGACCAGCACCGTATAAGCCGCGGTCTTTGCCTTGAGAAGGGCGGTAAAAGTTTCATTACCACCAAAAGAAGCTAGAGGCATGTTAAACTCCTTATTTTTTGTGTGGACAAACGCCGTTGTTGTACGTTCGTCCCCAATTGCAATTCATACACAGAAGTTGAAAGCCGTCAGGAAAGTTATTGCGTATCAACCAAAGGTATGTTTGACCTCCACCAGAGTCGTAACCGCTTGAGATTTGTTTTCTGTGTTGATTACCGCCGCCGTTTACGTGGTCTATACTCAAGAATTTTTCTTCTATTTCTCCACAACAGGCGCACTGGTTTCCATAATGGTCAAAAACCTGCTTTTTCAGCTTGTCTCTATAGTGCCTTGTGTGAACGGCGTGTTTTTCTGAGAAGTCATCTCTCTGACGAAAATCTTTTTGGTATTGCTTCAATCTTTCACAGTGTTTCAAATAGTATCTGCGTTTTGCTTGTCTATCTTTCTCTGTGTATGCCATAGCATCTCTCTGTGCTTTTCTCTCAAGATTTTCGTGAGGCAGGCGGTGAGAGTTTCCGCTTTTCGGGAGCTACCCTATCCTCACGATAATCACAATTTAGACTAGGCGTCAAGCGAACTTGAGTATTCTCCCCGAATTATGTAGTTTTCGGCCATGCGGCCATAGCCGCCGAACCACTTCCAGGCCAGGGTCGTCCATTGTTCGATGGAGCCGGTCTTGGTAGGTCCAACCAGTTCGCCAAACTCGCCAACCTCAGCCGCGAATACTTTCACGAGCGAAGCGGGGGAGCCATAGGCGACGGGGTAAACCGAGTCGTGGTTGTCAGCAGCAACGCCGGAAAGATGATCGAAGCGTAACATTCTGTTGCTAGGATGGTCAATCCTTAGACCTTGACAACTCAATCTAACTCTAGTACAATTGTTCTAAAAGGAGAACAACATGCCATTTACAAAAGGCAACCAACTCTGGAAAGTTCGTAAAAACACTGTACTGCCTATTCATCGCTCTGCAAACATCGGATTAGAGCCAAGTTCAGAGCAGTGGCAATTGATTGTTGGAGGAGTACTCGGTGATGGTTGTTTGGTTAGAGAGGAGCCTCAGCACAATGTTTATTTCACCTGCGCTGGAACTAATCGAGACTATATGATTTGGAAGGCTAGTATCTTGCAATCCCTCTGCAAACTTGAACAACCCCGAACTAAATTTCGCCTTCCTCCAAGAAAAACCATGTACGAAGTCTTGACTAGTCGCTTGTCAACTCTCACTGATCTCTATCCGCTTTGTTATGACAACGGAAAGAAGATGGTTTCTTTTGAGCTTCTTGATCTTGTTGAGCCGCTTGCGCTCGCTATTTGGTTTATGGATGATGGAACTCTTGTAAAGTCCAGGTCATCTCGCCCCGGAAGTTCTGCCCGTTACGCCCTTTACACGCAATCGTTTGGATTGGAAGGAAACCGTCTTTTAGTTGACTTCCTGCAATCTCGGTTTGATATAGAGGCGAAAATCTATCGCGACGCTGGGGATACTTACCTGTCAATCGGGGTAGAGTCTGGCAGATTATTCAGAAACATAATCGAGCCTTATGTTGTTCCTTCGATGTACTATAAGTTAGATTGTTAAGGTTCTGTCAAAGCGGGTGGTCATTTCTGCCACCTCTGCAACTTACTATTCATTGCAGGTCAGACTATGCCTTGCTCCAAGTTAGGGAGCCTCCGTTTCTAGTCGTTGCACCTTCCTGATTTCTCTCAGGCTTGGCTCACTCTCTGCGTTTCAGCCTTTAAGTGAATTTACGGAGTTTTCTAAATACCTAGTTAAGGTATTGGCGGCTTACAAATTTACCGCCATTCGCGCCCTGTCCAACGAGAGTGACCGTGGTCGTGCCTGAAATCCACTTGACGCGTTCGTTGTCGTCATAGTGCGTGTTGCCGGTCTCGATGGTTCCAACAAGGAAGAAACGGCCAGCCGACAGGTTCGTGCCTGTGGTTACGCCCAGCGTTGTCGCCAGGGCGGTTCCAGCGGCGGAGGTCGTGTACGCGGCGCTCGTGCCATTTGCCGCGCCAGCCGCGCCAAAGACTTTCGCGGACGGGCTGATGATGAGCTTGCAGTTGGCAACTTCGCCAAGTTCGCCGTTCAATAGAACCGAGCCAGGCAGTCC